ATCCAAACATTGAAGCATACAATGGATATTATTACTTGCTTGGAACTGGAAATAGTTCGACTAGTGTATATCTTAGAAAATTTGACTTGTTGCCTTACGCAAATCTTGATATATCAAATAGAGTGGTAAGTTTATTTGATATTCAGTAGGTCGTAGTTGACGCAAACCCCGACACAGAGAGGTGAAAAATGGCACAACTAAAAATATTAAACCCCTCCCTCGAACCTTTGGCGATACTACTTAACGTAGTGTCGCCTTCTGTTTCCGAAGAAATAAACCGCGAGTTCACGGCATCGTTTCAAACCATTATCGACGGCGACAAAAGCGACTACATCACCTATCAAAACATCGTCGAAATTGAAGGTAACTATTTTAACATCGTCTACACGAAAGACAACCACAACCCCGACGGCACACTGACAATCGACGGTGAGTGTGAGCATGTGAGTTATGATCTAATCGGCGACGAAAACGACCCGGCAGACCCTATGATACATGAGTATTACGCAAATGTTGGCACCCCTACAGCGTTACTGACAACGTTGCTTTCCGGCACAGGCTTTACGGTAGGACAAGTTGATTTTACTGCGCTGACAACTATCGCGATTAACGAAAAGGTTAACAAGCGGGGAATACTCATAACGCTGGCTGAACAGTTAGGCGGGGAACTAAAGTTCGACAAGTACGAAATATCCCTATTGTCGCGCAGGGGAGCGGATCGTGGGCTAGGATTTAGGTATCGTCGAAATCTAGCTAGTATGTCGCGGATCACAGACAACCGTAACAAGGTTGATGGATTGCCTACCGTGACATACACCACGGATGTTGTCGAATTGGAGTTCGCTGAAGGGCATGGGACTGACGATCATTACGAGTTGGGGGATACAGTTTATCTATTTGACGACCAGTTAGGCATTGCAAATGTGCCACTTAGAATTATCAAGGAGTCTCACAACCCTCAGCAACGTATGCAGGGAAACGTGACTATATCAAATCTCTCGGACGCATTCGTAAAGGATATACATGACACGGTGGCTGGGTTGCAACAGAGTACAGTGTATAAGGGAGCGTTGTACAACGGGGTAAGGATAAGTGCATACGATGGGTTCGTGGCGACTAGGACGGACAATAAAGTCAGGACGACACTCAATGCAACGAATGGAATTTCGGTACAAAGTGGCGATGGTTTAGGTACGTGGGTAGACAGGTTTTACGTCGATATTGACGGCAACACTCGCCTGAAAAATGCTTTTATTGACATAACTAGTGGTGACACATATATCCTGATTAGCCCGACTGAGGGGATCAGGATTACAAAGGATAGTGTCGATAAGTTTTCCTTAGACACCAATGGCAATGTGCAGCTAAAAGACGCATCAATCAACATAACCAGTGATGGCACAAACATAATTATTAGCCCGGTCGAAGGGATTAAAATTACCAAGGACAGCGTCGATAAGTTCTATGTCGATGTCAATGGAAATCTAACCTTTGACGGCAAGATGATGGTAACTGACTCAGGGAATACTTTGGCGGAAATATTCAAGGATACTAACGGAGGGATTCTAAATCTCTATGATTTGTCAGGAAACCTGAATGTAAAGATCGGAGTAGAATCAGGAGTTGCAGGGAATACAGGGGGAACGCTGGTCTTGTTTAAGGATGTTCCTCCCGGATCTGATCCAATCAATTTTAGAAGGGTAGAACTTGGCATTAGCAGTACGTTTGACTGTGGGGCTGCAAACTTTAGAGACACAAGCAACAAGGTTAGGGCTAGTATTCAAGCCGACTCTTCCGCTGGCCCGTATATCGGGATAAGGGATTCCGCAGAAGTAATGAAGAGTTATATTTCCGAGTTTTTTGGCAAAATAGACAACGAATTAATTGCAACTAGGCCTTGGGTAGATATCCAAATAGCCGCCTACGACCTGGTTATAAAGGAATGGGTTGTAGAGCAAATAGCGGCTGTAATATTTACACACATTGAGGAATTCCACACACCATAAGCCATAGGGCTTATTTTTTATGGGTAGCAATGAAAGGATGGCGAAAGGAAGGTGTGCTAATGGAACATCAAGACGTACTTATGGACATCAGGGAACGCTTAGTTCGCGTGGAAACAAAGTTGGACAACCATAACGGCATCAGGGAAAGACTTGATGCCGCAGAGGACAAGGCAATCGAAAACGAGTCTAGATCTAAATCGAATTGCCATCGAATCGACAAGCTAGAGGCTAACCTAACATGGCTCTGGCGCACAATTGCCGGGGCTGTTATTGTTGCTGGAATTGGGGCATTGGCTATTTTTAAGTAGGAGGAATTGGTTTGCCTAAGGTATACATTAGTCCAAGTACGCAGGAAATGAACCGAGGAGTATCGCCGTTTGGTACTGAAGAAGCGGAAACGAACAAGATTGCGGATGTGCTTATTCAGCTATTGAGCAACGATGGGAGATTTCAAGTAAAACGTAATTCTACAGCTATGGACCCTTACCAATGTGCTGAAGACTCTAACAACTTCGGGGCTGATATTCATGTCGCAATCCATAGCAACGCCGGGGGCGGAGAGGGGACGGAGGTTTTTGCCTATGGTGCAGGTTCAAACTCAGACCGATTAGCCAAGTGTCTTTACAGCAAGGTTGCGCCTCTTAGCCCGGGAAATGACCGAGGAGTGAAGTTTAACCCCAAGCTAATCGAGGTAGGAAACAGTGTCAACGCCACGTCCTGCTTAATCGAGCTGGCATTTCACGATGAAGCTAACGATGCAAGATGGTTGGTTAACGGGCGAGATTCAATTGCTATGGCTCTCTACCATGGGATTTGTGACTATTTTAGTTATGATTACATGGAGATTAAAGAAGCGTCTGAGGTTAAAAAAACCATTGCGCCTGACGATATTTACATAAGCGTAAGGGCGCAAAAACACTTGGCAGATCAGGCGATAAAGGATATTAACAAGCTGGGGTTTGCTGCCAAGATTCTTGAGTTGGCATAAATCAAGGTAAACCATTGACCAGCCTATAATGCATGGTTTACCTAGGTAAACTTGTAAACTTTTAGTAAACCTTTTGAAAGGAGCGACAGCCATGGAAAATAAAGCAACACTAATCGCGATCGGTGGGGTTGTTGTCATAGGGCTCGGAGTCTTGGCTCAATCTGTAATTACCGGGCAGGCCATGGACCCGGAGCTGATAAAGTTAATCGTAACTGGTCTTGTAGGATTTGCTAGTGGTGCGGCTGCGGTAAAGATAGCTGGTTAAATAAGGACATAACGAAAGCCCTCTCCGCCTTGGAGGGGGCTTTTTGCATATTAGAAATTGAACAACCTCCCCAACAACTTACCCAACAACCTACGTTCCACTCGTTTTACTACAGTCTCGCGCTTAACCGCATTTACATCCCCCAGAACCTTAGCCAAACCATATAGGATGCCTCTGGTTTTTCCGATTGTTAGACCTTTTTTCTTAGCCATTTTTAATCACCTTCTTTCTGACATAATCACTCATGGTCACATTGCTTGCGACGGCCGCTTCTCGTATGGCCTCCCATTCTGCATCGGTGAATTTAATATGGCGACTGATGCGAGGATTTTTGGATTTCTTTCGCCCGGATCCTTCGCGTTTTCCACCATGCCTTGTATTTTCTACCCAAACACCGTCTTCGACAACGTAATCATTCTGGGAATTAACCCCGAACGATTGACCTTCCTGAGACGGCCTGAAATCTTCGCCTTCAAGTAATTCGTTTTTTCCATCCCATTGAGCTGGTTTTCCGTCGACATAACCGATCGTGTAGCCGCCATCGTCAACCAGTTTCTCGCAGAACATCCAGGTTTCAAATCTCATAGTTATTTCTCCTTCCTTTCAACGTATTTCCAAAAATCATGATGAAGTTCCGGTTTTCCCTTGAAAACATGATTACAACTACCAACACCAAGGACTCCAACCCCGGTGTAGTATAAGGTGCATATACCGATAGGCCCCATAAAAGTAAAATACCTATCAACGTGAGATGAACCACCAAAATCTTTATGATTGCGTGATACGGCCTGATGCTGGACATCAACATCCACTATATATTTGTTTCCGTTTTCATCAGTAATCTCGACGAACTGGTGACATCCAACGCGCTGGTAGTAACATTTCTCCATTCCGCTATACGCCATCCATACTACCGGATGTTCACTAATGCCTGTTATTTTCATTTTTAAAACCTCTTTCACGTGCCGGGTGTTGGCTCCCGGCTGGCCTTTGAGTTACTAAACCAAGTACGCTTGAAAAACTCCTTGGAAGTTCTTCTCTGCTACAGTACGAGCTATCAGTTTGTGGTTTTTTCCTGCATCCGTTACAAACTTTACAGTTACGTTTCCTTTTTTCACTCCTGGGATAACTTCAGTGATGGTAGCATTCTCGTACGCTACGTTGAAGGCTTTAGTTGTTGCCGAAATTCTAGCTCCGACAACCGCATTTAATGAAGTTAATGGTGTTTTCACGGCTTTTACTCCTTTCTTCAGCGATGCCCACAATGTCCGAAGTGCCAACGCTAAACGAGCCACATAATCCCCAACCATTTGCTTTGCTATCTTGTGGGCCTCAACCATCATTTCACGTTTACTTAATTTGATCTTCGTCATTGCGTGCAACCCCTTTCTTTATCTTGATATAAGTATACACCTTAACCAAATATATGTCAACACTTTTTTCAAGATTTCCATAAAATTTTACAAAATAAAAAGCCCTCGGCTCATTCCGGGGGCTTTTTGTGGTTTTACTTTAAACCAAACTGTGCCTTCGTGTTCAACTTATTATTCTGGAACATAACGTTCGCGTTAGCTCCAATGTCACCCTCTCCTTTGTATGTGTACATAACCGTGTGCAGAGCCCCTCCCTTTGTTCCTGACTCGGACACCACTTCCCCCGGCCCGCCGATGATACTGGTTGCATCCTCGTAACTCATGCCTGTTGCGAGTTGGCCGAATTCAGCCTTTGTCATGGTCGGCTTGTTACCTGTCGTGGACGGAGCGTCCCCCATCGCGCCGATTGCTACCCCTAAAACTACTAGACCGACTACTCCGATCAATGCCTTTTTAATAAATCCCATGCAAATCTCTCCCTCGTTTTTTAAATAATGTGATAATTATACCACTAAGACCCCTGCCTTTAAATAGTAACGTTCGGACATTTCGCATCCCCCACCTTCCCCTACTCAACTCATCCCTGCGCAAATGCCCCTTTTTGCACAATTTCAGAGGGCTTGAGGGAGGTTGGCCGAACAATCGGCTATATCATGTTGCTATAACGTTCGCTTTACCTTGTATCCCTTCTTGCGCTCCTTGGGACGAAACATAGGTATAGCTTCATGATGCTCTGGCAGCATGAAAATAAATAAGAGTGGGCCGAAAACAATTGCTAAAGTAATCCATGTCATGTTGTCACCTTGTCGGACATTGCCAACTTTATCACAAGGGATCGCAACCGGTCTGCTTCTTCCTTTAATCGTTCTGTCTCACCCAACAACTCCGAGCAAGCCAAGTTTACAGCCGCATTCCTGCTTATCCCGCAGCCCTTAGCGTAAGCGTCTAAATCTTTCAAGAGTGGGGCAGAGAAGTGAATTAGTGCGGGCTTCTTTTTCTTTTCCATGCAACAGCCTCCCTATATCAACATGATATATATTTATGAGGGTTCGCGGAAAATATGACTGTTTACTTGCCAAAGAATCTCCACCAGGGTTTCTTGTTGCGTTGTTGTTGTATTAACTTGATATCATTGAGCCTTTGTAATACCTCGTTATCTCTAAGCTCTGCGCTCCTGCGGCCATCCTCGTCCTTCTCGTGAAGCTTCGTGAATCCTTCTTTGAATTCCGCCCTTATGTCCTCAAGTTCATCTTGAAGTTGGAGTATAATACGATTCTGCTTGGCTAGTTCTTCAAGCAAGGTATGGCGAATACTATGCACTAAATCTTCCTGTTGCGTTGCCTCGGTGCTGTTGTCAGGGGATTGTGCTACCAAATCAGTAACAACCCCAAATCGTTTTTCTAGTACCTCTATAATTTGATCATGGTCTAACTTTTTGGTATAAGATGTCTTAATAATGTTCAGGATTTCAATGGTTGAATCCCTCTCGAATTTAGTAGTTTTACCTTCCCCTTGGGTATTGAAGTAGGGTAGATAGGTATCTTTGTAATAGCGACAAGTGCTTATATTTATGTCTGTCAATTCCGAGCATTGCTTGAGCGTGAGATACACGACTTATACACACCCTTTCCTGTGGATAACCACCATTGTATTATTAATAAGATCAACTCTTGTAATAGTATATTTTGTGGGGAAAGATTCTTTCGGGGTCCCCGCAAAGTTCTTTCGGGGAGGGGGAAAGATTCTTTCGGGGTTGTGGATAACTTTTATCTCTCCCGCATCATCATTTCATAGATGGTATTTGGGCTTATTAACCCCTCTTTTACAGATCGTTCAAGGTGTTCTGTCTCTTCGGAGCAGAGAAAATACATAACCTTCTCGTCGCCCGGTATTCCAGCCTTAACAATCCATATGTAGCCGTGTTCCTCTAGCCATCGCATCCCGGCTGTGATGCTCGGCCTTGATAGCTTTGTTAGCTTCAGGAGTTGAGGCATAGCTAGATAATCGCCAATTTTTTCCCATCCCCAACACTTTCGTATAAGGATAAAATAGCACTTCATGGCAGCTAGGTTTGTTATTTTAGGCATGAGTTGATCAAAGACAACATTTGGCACTTCGGTAAAATTTTTCTTCGGGCGTGGCAATCTGAACACGACAAAAAACTCCTATCGAATTAATTTAGGAATGGACAGGAGCCGTGCCTATGCTTTATAATAAAACCACAGCACAAAACAACCTATCCAGCAAACCCCTTGAGATCACTTTAGCAGGTGGAATCTCAGGGGGTTTTCCTATTTTGCTTTAATTCGACAGGTTAACACTTCAATCCTTCAAATCCAAAGAATAACATGAATAGCTACACCCACAACGTAAACACAGGCTAGAAGTTTGAGCGTCACATACAGTATTGGTTTTCTCTCAGAGAATGGTAATTTTTCGACATGATGATTATTTATATATTCCTGCATATACTCCGGATCTACTAATACCAAATCTTTATCAACAACTACATACTTAAAGAATCCTCCCAAGTCCTTAGAAACAACCACACAGCAAAACATCCTTTCTATATTGTAATTTATCTTATAATTTCGGCAAATACTTTTAAAATCCTCTAGAATTTTCCTTATCGAGCATAAAGTAAGCAGGTATTTGACTTAACAAATACCCGCTTATAATTTTATAGTTATTATTTAGATTTCATCTTTTTTATAGTTTCTAAAAGATCGCGAAGGAAGATCGGGTCAATTTGTTCATCGTGTAATTCGCGGGCCAGTATAGCATATGGCAAGCTTTCGCGTGTAGCGAAGAACTCGACAATATCTTCCGGAGGCTCATAGTCTGATATCTTTATCATTTCCTCGAAGCTCAAGGCGTTATCATCCATAAAGAACCATGTGTTGGTATTAAGAGCTTTGGCTAACTTTTCCAACGCTTCAGTGGCGGGCCTTTTCTTTCCATTTTCTATTTGAGAAATAAAAGGAGCCGATAATCCGGCCATCTTGGCTAAGTCGGTTTGGCTAAATCCTCTTAGCTCTCTCACATACTTAACTTTCTCTCCAAAATTCAAAACCTTTCGCCTCCTTTTGCAGTAATATAACCACGGGTAAAATAATTATATTAGGTATATTGCAATGTTGCTCACAGTAATATATACTTACGATATGAGGTAGATAGAACAGATAAAACCAATATTTTATTTACCTCTGCCATTACCAAAAGTAATTAAAAAGGTGGTGATAATAAAATGATAACCGCGAGTAAAGATCAAACCATTGCAATAGTAGGCAAGAACCTCAGACGATTGATTGAATCAAGGGAAGGTCTTACTCAAACTAAGTTAGCCAAGGATGCTGGTGTATGCTATTCAACGGTTACCGATACTTGCAATTTGCGAAGCGTTCCAAGCGTCAAAGTCCTCGGGGTGCTTGCGAAAACTCTCGGATGCAGTATGGCAGATTTGTTCAAGGAGGAATAATGAAAAACAGTTTTACCATGTCAGCAAGTGAGAATAAAAAGAAAGCTAGGATACCAACCCTAGCGCATTATTTTATTCTTACTATCAAAAAGCTTTTCAACTTCAAACAACCCCTTAATGCTTACCAGGCAAAAAGAGGAAGGTTGAAACTGTTACCTGCTTGACGCACTTCCAGCTCATCAATATTACCAGTATTGATAGACCGAAAGTACGTCGATCGAGCAACGTTGCTCTAATTAATTTGTCCGCTACCAACGAACGATTCAGCCATTTCCAGTGGCCGAGTCAAACACCGCCGTAGTTCATAGGGCTTGTTTGCTACGCTCTTGTTTAACTGTGTTCAGTCTACACAATTATCAATGTGGTGTCAATAGGGTATTATGACATTTTTGCAAAAAAGTATTAAAAAAGTGATGTTATGTAATCGTTTCGTCAAGGAGGGGAAGGCAATAGAAAAAGCATTAGTAAGTGAGTTCAAGCGATTAACAGGTTTTAACGGTGGCGATATTGCTAAAAAGTATGGAGTTAGTCGGCAGTTTGTTCATCAGGAGTTAAGTAGTAACACGTTGACGCATAAGGCTAGTTCGGCTTTCTTCTTAAATGCAATGATTAACGAAAAGGTTTTAGAACTAAAAAAGCAGGTTCGGGATTTGGAGTTTTTGCAGCTCAGTATTGAGGGCAGCGTAACGAATGGGGAGGACAAGCATGAGTAATTTAACAACCATTCAAGTCGAAGTTGATCTTGGGGTAAACCCTCACGATGGAGCGGCAAAGGTTAGCACAAGGTTTATAGCTGATGTGTTCAACAAGGAACATAAGGATGTGTTGGAATCAGTTAGGAATTGTAATTGCAGTAATGAATTCTCGCGGCGGAATTTTACGCCGTCAACCTACAAGGATTCAAGAGGAAAGAAGCAACCTGAAGTCCTGCTCACGAAAGACGGATTCGCTTTTATTGTAATGGGTTTCACTGGCAAAAAGGCTGCTCAATTTAAAGAAGCATATATCAACCGATTTAACGAAATGGAAAAAACCTTAAAAGACCTTAACATCGCAAGGCTCGAATACCCCGAACTTACGGAAGCAATCAAATCCATGCACGCAGAACCGAAGTTCTTCCATTACTCAAATGAGGCAGACATGTTCAATCAAATTATTTTAGGCATGAAGTCGAAAGAATTTCGCAGGAAGCACAACCTTGATAAAGGTGATTCAATCAGACCATACCTAACTCCATTTCAAGCCGAGGCAATGAGGAAAATGCAACAGTTCGACGTAGGCTTAGTTGTGGCCGTTCCTGATTTCGCCGAGCGCAAGAAGATTCTGCGAACCTATTTTATGCAAACTTATTTTCCTGAGACGTTGAAGTTAAATTCTTAATGCACCAGGAGGGGTCAAGCTGTGAAAATTGAGTTTAACGAAGGCGAACCGTTATCCGAAAAAAGTCGCCTTGTACTAATCAATCATGTCATCGAAAACACTGACAAGATCGAAGCTATCCATAATTTAGATGGTTTCTCAGATTACTTGCTAAGAACCTTAATGAATGACGAGTGTATAAGCTGCTCTCTGTGCAAGGTTAACCAAGGGAAGTGCTATGGAAAGATTGGCGGAAATCCTTGCTTAGTATTTAGGCCAAAGGAGGACAAGCTATACACCACCTAAAATCCTGGAAAGTAACCGGTCGTGATCGTTCTCGGAGGCTGGGGTATCAAGAAAAGCAGAGGCTGCAATTGAAGGATGAGCAGGCCAAAGGCAAGATTGAATTGTTTGTGAAGAAGTTAGTAAAGTAAAGGAGGATGAAAAACTTGAAAAAATGGCAATGGTACACCCTCGGAGTTTTGCTCTATGTAGCGATATTGTCGCTCTCATTTAATCAATTTTCTAAAGGAAACGTACAGTATGGATTTTTTTATTCTGTAGCTTCCGGTGTTGTAGGGGCAAGGATTCTTTTAACTTTTATTAAGGATAGGGCGAAGAAACATAAGTAAAGGAGGCGCACTATGACTAAGCAAACACTCCAAACCTGCCAATGCGGAAAACCCACGGAATTTCCAGAAGCCCAAGTAAAAACAACCTGCTCATGCGGTCAAGTCTGGGAAATGGATTGCGGAGGGTATTGGTTCACAAACCTTGTTATACCATTCGCCACTCCAAAGGCTCGGTTTACGTCTGAAAAGCGCAAGAATTACCCTAAAAGTAACAAGCGGAGGATGGTAAAAAAATGAGTAGAGATATTAAGTTTAGGGCTTGGGATAAGGACTGCAAAAAAATATTACCGTGGGAAATGATGGTAACTGGTTTTTTGCAAGGGTTTTTGAGCAAAAAATACAATGTTGAGGTTATGCAATTCTCCGGACTCCATGACAAGAATGGCAAGGAGATTTATGAGGGGGATATTATTAATCTCATAAATTGCGAAGGAGATTCGATAAATGTAGTCTGCGAGCTTGGAACTGCAAGGAGAAGTGTAACTAACTGTATCGTAGATATTACTGGCTTTTATTTCAAATTACCTAACGGTAAGAAGTCTTTTCCTGTCGTCAATAACTATCTAGGGAAGCATGATTTGGAAATATTTGAAATCATTGGAAACATCTACGAAAATCCTGAACTCTTGGAGGATACTAAATGCTGAAAACAATACTAAAACCACTACGCAAGCAGCTACTAAAATCCAAGCGAATCAAGCAAGCAGTAACCGACAGCCTCAAGCGCAAGAATCTGGCAGGAGCGTTACTAAACAGCGAATGCGTCCGTATGCCTGAGAAGTCTGATTGTGTGTTAACGATTGAATATGAGGGGTTCGTAGTTGACTATCACGATGGGCGCATGGTCGGGCAGCGTGGGGTTGTGCCGTTTGTTATGCGGCCATTGGGGTTGTGGAGGTGGAAGCTATAGAGTCCTGGGAGCTGAAGCAGATGCAATCTCTTCCGCTCGAACTAAAGATTATTAAGACGAAATTGCGGATTAGGGAATGGTATGAAGCGTGGGATGGTCAAGTATATGTTTCGTTCTCGGGTGGTAAGGACTCAACAGTTTTACTGAAGTTGGTTCGTGAACTTTATCCCGATGTTCCGGCTGTATTTATGGATACGGGGTTAGAGTATCCGGAGATTAGGGAGTTCGTCGGAACTATTGAAAATGTTGTTACAATCAAACCAAAAATGGCATTCAATAAAGTTATCGAAAAATACGGATATCCAGTTGTGTCTAAGCAAACATCCGATATAGTGTACAGAATTCGCCACTACAATATTAGCGATAGGGCGATGAATTACTACTTAGTTGGAAAACCAGAAAGAGGATTGGGCCCAAAGCTATCATTAAAGTGGAGAAAACTACTAGACGCTCCATTCGAGGTAAATTCCTACTGCTGCAACGTAATGAAAAAAAGACCTGCCAAGATATACGATAAGGATTCTGGAAGGAAGGTAATGACTGGGGAAATTGCTTCTGAAAGTAGAATGAGATTACAACAGTATCTTGACCGTGGGTGCAATGCGTTTGATGCCAAAAACCCCAAGTCGACTCCATTGGGTTTCTGGACAGAACAAGACGTTCTGCAATATATCAAGAAATTTGAGGTTCCATATGCAACTGTGTATGGAGATATTATCGCAGTTAGTGGTGGTGGATTGACGTTAACCGGATTATCGCGTACCGGGTGCATGTTCTGCATGTTTGGGGTACACATGGAGAAGGGTGAGAATCGCTTTCAACGCATGGCAAAGACCCACCCTAAGCAATATGACTACTGCATCAACAAACTAGGATTAGGCGAAGTCCTGGACTATATCGGCGTAGATTATCGCGTCAATAATCTGTTCGAAGGAGGAACAAAATGAAGCAAGGCAAAAACCCGACCCGCACCCAAAGTATTCGCCTGAAAAAGCTTGGGCTAGTTCCGACTAATTGGCTCGTCTCGAAGTGCAGCCCCACTGAGTTTGTTGTCGTCCATCGTGTGAGTGGTGAAGTTAGGAGGTTGGGAGTATGACAAACTGGTTCGCAAACCTCGAAACCAAAGCCCAAATGAACTCTTTAGCCATCGGAGCAATCGAGGAAATCATGGGAGATATCAGCACAACTGCACCATCGAAGTTGATTGGAATTGCTAGATGGCTGAGGGAATTGGATTTAGCGCGGAACGCAAAAATGGCCCCGCGCCAACGGGACCTAAAGGAAATTACTCAAGGTAATTGTAGCATAGATTCGAGCCGAATTGAATCGTTGGTAGATTTTCCTCTGGTTAAGAGAGGGCCGGATTGCGAGAAGTGTCAGTGCTTCAACTGTGACCGTCTAACACGATGCCACATTTTATTGCCATCAACTCTCAAGCATTGCGCGTATGCGTGCGGTGGACATGCCCCAATCACAAACTGTGAATATGCGAATAAGGAGAATGAAATATGCGAGTAAAAAAACTAAGCGTCAGTAATTTTCTCGGAATAACAGAGCTATCCCTTGACCTTGGAAAAGTGAACATTATCACAGGCCGAAAGGGAGAGGGCAAGACTTCTGTAATAGAATCACTCCAAAAAGGATTCACCAACACGTCCGAGCGAACCGAAATAGTCCGACACAACGAGTCAGAGGCGACAATTTTTATCCAGACAGACACTGGCCTTGAGATTGACCGCAAGATCCGCACCGGTGGAAAGGCAGACTATTTCAAGCTGAAGAAGCCCGGAGAAGCGGTGCCTTCGACCGAGAAATATCTCAAGCAGTTTATAAGCGGCGATATCTTTAAGCCCTTGGAGTTCGTTTCTAAATCCCCGACTGAGCAAGCAAAAATCATCCTTAACCTTCTTGAAATCCCTTGGACTCTTGACGACATATCCAACTGGTTCGGAGAGATCCCGGACAGCGTAAACTATCAAGCGCACATCCTCCAAGTCCTCGGTCAAATTGTCGCTTATTACTTTGACCAAAGGACGGCTGTAAATCAGGAGATTGGCGTTCTGAAGGCGCAGATTGCCGGGTATAGGAATGAGTTGCCGCCGAATTATGACGGGGAGTTCTGGCGGGCTAAGAGCGTGGCAGAGGCTTATAAGAAGCTATCTGATGCCGAGCAGGTTAATAAGGCTATAGATAGTGCTGTGAACTTGATTGAGAGCCTAGAACAACGCATTGACATCGTTAGGGCCGAGGCTGAGACAGAGAAGCAAAGCAAGTTGAATCAGATGGCACAGAAGCGTAACGAGATTAAGGAATTTAAGGCTTTTCTTGAAAATAAGGTTGCCGAGGCAGAGAGCAAAATATTGCAATCCGATTCAAGAATTAAGCAGACAGAGGATTCTTTAGGAATTGAACATGAACGAAAATTAACAAAGATGAATGTGGAATATGCAATTAAACTGCAAATACTGAATGATGAACATGCCGCTAAATTGAAAGAATCAAGAAAATTGATATCTGACGAAGTTACAGTTACCGAACAATTAATCGTTAGCTATAACCAATCAATCGCCACCAAAGACCAAGAATACGCCAACATCGACGAACTAGAAACTCAATCCCTCCTGTCCATCAGTGAAAAAGCAGACGAGCGCATAAAAACGGAAGATGCCAAAGTCGGGAATGCTCGAAAAACCCTAGCAGAAACCGTGCCTGTCGAAGTCGAACCACTCCGAAAAGCAGCAGACGAAGTTGCTAACATGCAAAGCTATCTCCGCGACTTTGATCTCATGTCCTCTATGATCCGCGAAAAGTTGGCACCGAAAGAAGAACTCTCCAAAACCCTTACGGCCCGAATCGAGAAGGGGCGCGAAATGCCGAAGGAGCTATTAAAGATTGCAGCGTTGCCGATACCGGGAATCGCTGTGGATGCGAACGGGTTGATCCGCATTGGCGAGACGTTGATTGACGGACTGTCCGAGGGTGAGAAGTTGGAGCTTGCCTTTAGGGCGGCTAAGGCCCAAGCCGGTGAGCTGAAACTCATTTGTCTGGATGGTTGGAACAAGATCAATCCGAGTGATCGGGAGTGGATTGAGCGGGAGATTGCCGAGGATGAGTATCAATATATTTTGCTTCTTACGGATGATGGCGATCTGAAGATTGATATATCGGATGGAGTTAGCGCGAACGAAAGAGGCACAGAAATATGCTAATTTCTAGAAAATGGGCAATACCAAATAAAAACACTTTCAGCATCAAGCCGATAGCCGAACTAATCGAAAGGCATTTGGTAAAAGGATGCACTATAGACCCTTTTGCTAATAGCAACAAAACCGCAACCATTACAAATGACTTAGATACGCAACATGACACAGATTACCACATGGATGCCTTGGATTTCCTAAAGCAGTTTGAAGATGTCTCGGTAGATATGTGCTTATATGACCCACCGTATTCTCCGCGTCAAGTGAGTGAGTGCTATAAATCTTTAGATATGACCGTAAATATGCAAACCACACAAGCTAGTTATTGGAGTAATCAAAAGAAAGAGGTCGGCAGGGTCATAAGAAAGGGAGGAAAAGTGATTACATTCGGGTGGAATAGCGGTGGAATAGGTAAAAAATATGGATTTGAAATAGTCGAAATATTATTGGTTTCCCACGGAGGATGGCACAACGACACAATTTGCACAGTGGAAAGGAAGGTTTGTTAAATGGCTAACATAGTCGTAAAAAACCCAACAGTAGCCCAATACCTGGGATCAGTGGACATAAAGCGGTACATTGAAGGAGTCCTGAAAGAGCGTGCAGGGCAGTTCGTGACCTCGTTAGTGTCAATGTCAAAACTTACCCCTGCGTTAAGCGGTTGTGACCCTGAAACACTTATGTATTGCGGCCTGAAGGCGGCTAGTCTAAGCCTTCCGTTAGATAACAACCTTGGGTTCGCTTATGCGGTTCCCTACAAGAACAACAAGACTGAACCTCCAACTATTGAGGCGCAATTCCAAATTGGTTATAAGGGATTCATTCAGCTTGGGCAGAGGACCGGTCAGTACAAAAGTATGAACGTTATCAATATCCATAAAGGCGAGTTGATAAGCTGGGACCCATTCACGGAAGAACTTGAACTGGAAATTGTAAGCGACCAAGAAGCACGTTCTCTCCTTCCGGTCATTGGATATGCTGCTGTTTTTATACTAACGAACGGGTTCAAAAAAGTCAGCTATTGGCCTACGGCAAGGGTTGAATCCCATGCCAAAAGATTCTCGAAGGCTTTTCATAAAGGACCTTGGCAAACAGACTTCCATGCAATGGCAAGAAAGACGGTCCTAAAGGATATGTTGAGCCATTGGGGGCCTGCTTCTACGGAGATATCAGAGGCCGCAAAGTTTGATCAATCTGTTGTTCGTAAAACAGAGGCTGGGGAAGAATACCCAGATTACGTGGATGGTTCACTGGTTGAGGATGTTCCAAACTTGCCAGAATCAAGCATCGAAGCTGAATTCAAGGCTGAGCAGGAGCGCAAAAAAGCGTTCGACGCCGAAGAGAGTCGGAGATTGGATGCAGAGTTGGCGGAGAGGGAGAATGCTGGTGCTTAAACTCACTCGCGAAAACTACCACAGCAACGCTGCGAACCTTGAATATATGAGCAGGGGCCAGTATAAATCTATGCTTGAGTGCGAAGCCGCAGTGATGGCAACCCTGAAAGGGGAATGGGTGGAACCTCCATCCATTGCCCTCGAAGTAGGGCAATATGTGCATAGCTGGAACGATGGAGCTCGCCAAGAATTCATGGCTACTCATCCAAATATGTTCACCAAAAAACTAACCCTTGGCGCTGATTATAAAGTCGCAGACAAAATGATCGAATGCCTAGAACGAGATCCCTTCTGCACGTTTTGCTTACAAGGGGAAAAAGAGGTCATTGTTACCGCGTTTATGTACGGGGCTTGGTGGAAGGTAATGCTTGACGTTCAGAACAACGAGAGACGCAGAATTGTGGATCTCAAGACAACTAGGAGCGTTACTGAACATGTTTGGGTAGTGGTTGAAGATGCGTTTGGTAAGAAAGTAAACAGGAAGGTGTCATTTGTCGAGGCTTATCATTATCCTCTGCAAAATGCCATTTATAGCAACGTAGAGAGGATAGCAATGGGCAGGTCAGAAGGCGATTGGTCAGAATTTCTCATCGTTGCTGTCTCGAAGGAGAAATCACCCGATAAGGCGATTATCAACATGACTGACCACGAGCGGTTGGTTAGGGAACTCGCCGAGGTTGAAAGGAACATGCCGAGGATATTGGCGGTGAAGGCTAGGGAAGTTGAGCCGATTAGGTGTGAAGTGTGCGATTATTGCCGCAGTACCAAGACGCTAACCAAGGCAATCCATTATTCGGAGTTATAAAGTAGGTGAGAATATGCCAAACAGGATCCTGAAGGAAACTATATGTACTAGTGAAAATCTAAATTCCCTAGATACTGATGCCGAAGTTTTTCTATATCGCCTAATCGTTACTTGTGATGATTACGGAATATTTTTTGCTAATACATCAATACTTAGGGCTAAATGTTTCCCTTTGCGGATCGATAAAATTAAAGACAAGGACATTGAGAAGTGGATTAAAGCGTTAGTTGATGCGAACTTAATCTTTCTTTATGAAAATGAAGGCAGACAATACCTTAAATTATCAAAATGGGATAGACACCAGCAAGTGAGAGCAACGAAAAGCAAATATCCTACGCCAGATATGGAAAATTCACGACTTATATCCATTGATATCAATTGCAATCAATTACTTGCAAATGTCCCCGTATTCGTAAGCGTAAGCGATAGTAGTAATCGTAAACGTAATAGAGATAAGGGAGAAGAAAGTGCAGAAACAACCCCTTATTCTGAAGTTCAAGAAATATTCAATCGTGTTTGTGTATCTTTTGGTAAAGTTCAAAAAATGTCTAATTCGAGGAAGGACAAGTTGCGAACGCGTTGGGCCGAAATTAAGACCATTGAGTCGTTCGAGAACATATGCACCAAAATGGAATCAAGCAATTTCCTCAAGGGTGATAACAAGCAAAAGTGGAAAGCCACATTCGATTGGATCCTTGAAAATGATAACAACTGGGTAAAGGTTATCGAGGGTAATTATGACAACAAGTTAGGAGGTTCGAATGATGGCGAAAGCAAAACCAAACCCAATGCAGTCGATTCGGGAGATTCTAAACCTTGGGAAAACGACCCCTATCTCAGAGACATCCTTGGAACTGGAAAGGCGGAAGTTTAACGTCTACCACATTGGAACCGATTATAGCCTTAAGCCAGTAGAGAAGGCATACGCATGCAAAGAGTGTGAAGACCGTGAGATTGTTGCTGTTGGATTAGATCCCTATGGATTAACTTTATATGCCGAATGTATTTGCAAGGTCAAGAAGAATTCGGCAAGAAAGCTGAAGTCGTCTGGGTTAACCACTCAACAACTTAGATATAACCTATCGGAATATCGGGTGAATAATGGCAACCGGAACATGTACAGAGGAGTTGAAAAATACCTAAAGGCATGGCCCGAACTAATCAAAAGCCAGTCCGATGCAAAAGGTTTTCTCCTTCTTGGTAATGCGGGGATTGGAAAGACAATGCTGGCAAGTATTATCGCAAAGGACATGCTCGACAAGGGGATTCAGGTCGTGTTTGTATCTTCTGCAGATCTGTTGGCTGAACTGAGGGACGCACAGTTCAGGAAAGATGAAAGCGGGATTGAGGCAAAGATCGAGACATTAGCAAAGGCTCAAGCTTTAATCCTGGATGATGTTGGCAAGGAGAAGCCCACAGAGTGGGTCCAGAGTATGTATTATCGACTGATTGACCTTAGATACCGTAGTAATTTACTTACCGGGTTCACGACCAACTATTATCCAAAGCCCTTGGAAGATAGGCTCGGAGATTTCGGGGAGGCGACAGTGTCTAGGATCCTCGGAATGACCGTGGATTATCTGTTATTTGCCAAGGATTACGACCATAGGACGAAGAGGGATTAAGGGAGGGTTAAGTCGTGCTAGAAAAACCAAAGTTCCTGGACACGGTCAAGGTTAAAGCGTTCGCCTACAACGCCAAAAAATCAGTTGTCGTCGATGGGCAATATTATGGTAGCGGAAGAGGAATAACCACGGTTAAAAACCGTCAACCTGAAATCATTTACAGGGTCATTGGTGCGGTTAATCTTCCTCAAGGATATTCAGATCACTTAGGATACGAGCAAGGTTATAAATTCAAGCCTACGGGGAGTGCGCAGGTTTTCATTGTTGCCAACACCATTGGGGTTAGACATAAGGCGTTGCTTGAGGATTTGGAACTTGTGGAGGATGAGGCATGAGCAAGGAAAAATCAATCATACTCTCGACTGAAGAAGTTCGGTCGGTTCTGGATGGCAGGAAGACGATGGCTAGACGGGTTATTAAGCCACAACCCGACCATTGCCATAGAGATATTATCGGCAAAGAAAAGCCATACAACGTCGATGATTGGAATAAATTAATTCCTCAAGTTGGGGAAATGGAAATTAAGCCTCCGCATCAGGTTGGAGACATTCTTTGGGTGAGGGAAACGTGGTGCATGGTTACAGCTCTTAATGATTGCGAGGGAAAACACAGTAATCAATGCGGTGGTATAGATTCATGGGATTATTACAAAGCGGACGGAAAAACACTTCCGAGCGATTTTAAATGGAATCCATCAATCCACATGCCACGCGCAGCCGCTAGGTTATTTCTGAAGGTCAAGGATATTCGAGTTGAGAGATTGCAGGAGATAAGCATTGGTGAGATATGCAAAGAAGGTATAGAGACAGATTGTAGAGACTGTATCGACCACTACGGAGAATGCGGAGAGGAGAATGATGAAGACGATGAATGTGGTTTGCACGATGATACGTTTTCTAATTTTGAATCGCTTTGGAACAGCATCAACGCCAAACGTGGCTATGGATGGGACTCAAACCCATGGGTGTGGGTTATCTCATTCGAAAGGATTGAAAACGCATGATCCACTACTCAAAAACCCTAACACCAACGCAATCCGTGGAGATGAGCCAATTCCTGAAAACTCTATTATGCGCTGCTGATAAAGCCAAGGAAGCAGGGGTAAAGCCGGACGTTAAAAATTTTATGAAAGCGTGGATTGGGATACCGGTAACCGAGGAAGAAAAAAGGCAACGACACATGGGCTATCAGAGGGATTACGGCAGGAGAAGGCGAGAAGCAAGGAGGTTGGCAAATGGAAAGTAACTTTGCAAAACTACGCAGGAGATACCCAACTGTTGAGTCGTTAGAAATAGCGGCAAAGGCGGCAGGAGGAAAAGCCTGTCTGGCTAGGGAGATTGGTGTAAAACCTCACTCTTTTGCAGATTACGCCAGGAGTTTAAAAAAGCCAGCAAAACGGGCCGCTGTGCCCCGTGAAAACAACTGTGATCTGACAGATAAGGAACTTGACGCTAGAATCAAGGAAATGCACGGGTGCAAGTATGGCGAGGTTACGGTTTACAGGCTCACAGAGGGCTATGTAAGCGGTCAGAACGGAACAGAAGGGTTAGAGTTCGTCAGGACGGAAACTGGACGCGGTGGGATATCTTTATGGGGGAGAGGAAGGGGTTAGGGAATGAGGGAGATTAAATTCCGCGGGAAACGTATTGACGATGGTGAATGGGTTGTAGGTTTTCTCGAACTTCATTTGGTTGACGGTGATTTGACCAAGACAAAGCAAGACGCATTTATTACATGTGACTACATGGACAAAATTGGAAAAGTTTATCGAGATAGGTTTGACGTTATCCCTGAAACGGTAGGGCAGTTTACGGGCCTTAAGGATAAAAACGGGGTGGAGATTTACGATGGGGACAGAGCAAAGAGCAGCTACGGGATTACTGGAATAGTTAAATACGAGGAAGGATCTTTTTATATTTGGACACCGACAAGAAAGTGTGCATTTGCTGGATTGATTAAACTCGGGCACAACTTCGAGGTCATCGGAAACATCCATGAAAACCCTAAAATTTTGGCACAAGGATGAGCAACTACGCCAACCGAGGAAAATCCCTAGAAACCCTCATCGAACACGCTAACAAGCAGTACAAAGCAAAGGGCGTTGCGTTGATCCAAAAGGTGGCAACTCCTTGGACTGTGATACGAAGGGGAAAGCAGATTGTTTCCGCCTTTCCTGCTGAGAAATCGACGGTGGATTTTATTGGCATAGCACAAGATTATGCAGTAGCATTTGATGCTAAACAATGCAAAGAAAAGACAAGATTTCCATTGTCTAATATCGAGCAACATCAAATGGATTTCCTGAGAGAGTGGGCTAGGCAAGACGGAAAGTCATTCTTTATTATCGAAATGTCTGAACTAGGTAAAATTTATAAAGCTGAGTTCGGTCACATTTCTCACTATTGGTACAAAGCCCTAAAAGGCGGACGAAAGAGCATTCCGATCAAGGATTTCGATAAGTTCAAGGTGGTTGGACAAGCTGGGGGAATAGTGTTGGATTACTTAGGTATTTATGGTGATTTTTAATCGTAAGTTACGTTAGATTGCAATATTGCGTTTAAAATTGGAGGTTGAAAATGGCTAAAACACATTATTACAACTACATTGCATTACCAATTCTGAACGGACTAACCCCAACCACGGAGAGCTGCACCATGAAAGTCCTTGAAGAAGTCGGGGAACTGATGCAGTTGATCGGCAAGGGACAGGGCAAAAGCGGAGAAGAATTAACTTGTATTGGAGGAAAGATAGACTGGGCAATACGTGCCATCATGGAGGCAATAGATACTGCTCAATCGGCAATTACGATGGCACATACGATGTGCGATGAACATAATATTGACCTGTCGGAAATGATGGATATTCACTCGATGAAACTTGCCAAGAAAGGGTATTTGGTGAAGAAATGAGTAATTCAATAATCGTCATGAACGGTCAATTTTACTGCGGGGAAACACTCGAACCTCGTCAAATAAACTTTACGCCTGATCGCAAAAAAGCGGTAGAGGTTGACGAGAGAAGGGCCCGGTACATCGTGCGGAATATTTTGGGCTGGTTTATGGCTGAGAACTTTCCTTTGCGGAGGCTTGAGATTATTAGGGCAAGCGGTAAGGTTGAGGAAGTTGGCAGGGATGCAAATAACTCTAGGTATTTGGCTGGGGTTGGGATTGGAGGGAAAAAGTGAGTAAGCAATTTATATGCAAACAATGCGGAGGATGTTGCGGGCCAATTCCTTTGATGAAAAACCAACTAGATGTTCTTAAATCTGCAATTAAAACAATGCGCAAGAACGAGATAGAAATACTGAAGTTGCAGGATAGGGATAAAACAACATGTATTTTACTCAATATGGATACTATGCGTTGCTCTGTTTATCATTTCAGACCGTTAGTGTGTCGCCAATATGGATTGATAAAGGAACTGCAATGCCCCAATAATCGCGGTCTTAATCTAAAAAGCGGAAAGACGCAGACCGAGAAAGTTATAAAAGGAACTTTTGCAGGAATATTGAGCGAGGATATTGGTTGGACGGAATTAGAGATCCTAAGATGACCATTGAAGAAATTAAACGCCTACTGGAAATCCTTTGGGAGAGATATTTGAGCCAGCCGGACGTTAATGATCAGAAGAAGGTGTGAGGATGAAAACTGTAATGTATAAGGGCGAGAGGTATACCGTAAGTGTTCCCAGACCGCTTGGCGATGGGTTGCACACATGTGATGCCTGGAAGCAAAGGACGGGTAAGGAAGTCAAGGATTACGACAAGTTGGATAGGTTGTCAAAGGCTTGGTTTAAGACGAAGGGGAGGTAGTTTTATTGGCTACAGCAGAACGAATTACTATTCTATGCGATGGAGATAGATGCCTAGATGGATCGTTATGCTCTGACATCAGGCACCATGTTACGGTAAACGACTTACAACGTGACCATGCATTGCAAATGTTTTACGAAGAGGGAAAAAGAGCTGTAATTGCTATGCGGGATATGTTTACACCAGCACTAGAAAAGGTAGCTAAGGAATTATCAGAATTTTTCATAATGATTGACGATGTGCTTAAAAAAACAACGTCAATTCCTGTAAAATGGTACAACCCAACAAACCGTCATAACTTCAGGAAAATGCACCGCATTACTCAGAGGCGAGTTGTTAAGCGGAGGGATAGGCAGAGCCGAGGGAGTGTTAAGTTGTTGAAGGTTGAGTGTGTGACGGATGAGGAGGAATAGTGTGTGGCAAAGATACTTCAATTCAAGGCGCGGCCTAAGCCAGACACCAGAGTTGAGGAATTTATTGAGCAGCTTGAGGATACTAAAACATTATTTCTGGACAAGCATATTGATGATGTTTTTATTATTGCTACGGGTGAAGACCTGAAGTGTTGCACATCAAGCGGAGTGACACTTGAAAAGGCGCTGAAGATGTGCCGAGATTTCATTAAGAATTATAGGGAATACACCGATGATGAGGAGTGAGTTGGCCTATGGAATGTCCTAACGTCTGGTTCGAATGCGATCTCTGCAAACACAAAAAAGAGTGCGACGATGGGGAATATAAGGGAGAACTCACCGATGTCGAGGTAGTTGTCAAGGCGGCAGAGATATCCAAAAAAGTCGTCAATACTGAGGTTCGGAAGAATGTTGAGAGTATTCGAGGGACATCGTGGGCAGAGAAGTTTTTGACAGAAATGAGCGAAGAGGAAAGATGGCGAGAGCTAAGGAAATATCCGATACCTAATCTTCACTCGGTAGCAGACCCGTACAAGGCGGAGCAAGGTGCGATAGTTCCTGGTGGAAGTAAGACTGGCAAGGTCAAGAAGAGCAACAAGGGAACGAAGGTATTCCAAGAGCCGTGGACATCAAACGTTTAAGCATAACATAATCCGTTGACATTGGATAGGTTAGGTAGTATCATTAGTGGTGAGGTTCGGACTCTAAACGGGGTCTGGGCCTTTCTTTATGCCTAAATATATGGAGGTGCAGAATGGAGAAAGAGAACCGATCATGCAAGGAACATAAGCCTATGTATAAGGATGCTCTGCCAAACTGCGCCACATGTAAGAGATATAACAAAGGTAAGTGCAGGGAAATGATATGGGTTGCTCCTTGGATAGCGGCAGAGGAAGAGGACAATAGAGAGATAGAGAGCCTTATGAGACATGATGGATACAGTCGTGGCCGTGGTGGAATTCGACAGATAAGGAGATGATAGTATGCTAACAAAGATTGATAAGTTGCTAAGGAAGTTTGAACAGTTAAGGCTAGAGGTTGAACACACAGATAATAGGACTAATATCATATCATCGAAGACGTATGAAAGTATCTTGGATGATATAGAGTTCTTGATCAAGGAAGTACGGTTGCCGATTAGAATCGAATAGTAGGACTAGAGACAAGGCGGGGATAACTGGAAAGTGGTGGTATAGTGCTGGAAAGATTAATAACAGAGGACTATTATGCAAGATTATGGTTCATGGCACATTGGCGCATATGGCTACCTGTAGTGCTGATCATGATGATTGTATCCGCGGTGATCAATATGAAGGGCAGGTAGATGATATGCCAAGTAAACCTTTACGCCCATGCAATCACTACGGATGCAACCAACTCGTCGTGTCCGGTTACTGTGAGCAACACAAGAAGGATAAGCAAACATACGACAGGTATCGTGGTAGCAGCGCAGAACGTGGGTATGGTGCAAGGCATCGAAGGATAAGAGAAGTTGTTAGGCGAGAGGAACCGCTGTGCATGGAATGTCTGAAGAGTGGACAGGTAACGCCGAGCAATGAGATGGATCATATAGATGGGAACGCACTGAACACTGAGAGGACTAATCTTCAGATGTTGTGCAAGGCTTGTCATTCGAGGAAGACTATTAGGGAACAGGGCGGATTCAAGGGTAAGAAGACAACACAATAAGACAAATGTTCAATGTCTTTGCAGGAAGTGCAATAACAATAAGGGCGCAACAATTCAAGGGCAATTAATACTTTTCTGATAGACAACCCCACCCAGGGGGGCGTTCGAAAGGTGGACCGTCTTGCTCTAAAAC